GACGCGCTGGTGATCGTCGCGCCCTGCGTCGTCGCGGGGGTCAGCGTGACCGGGAAGCCGGGGATGAGCGCCGAGAGGTCGGCCGCGTTGAGCGAGAATGCGGACTTGTCCGTGCATGTGCTGGACAGGTTCGCGCTCGACTTGTTGAAGGCGTAGATCGTCAGCGCTGTGGTGCTGCCGCCCTTCGACGCCACACCGACATAGTTGATGATGCCTGATGGCTGCGTCGTGTTGCGGAAAACCGAAAGCTGCTGCCACCCGCCGATCGCGTTGGATGCCGAATAGGCCGCGTTCTGGACGGTCGGCGTACTGGACACGTCCACATTCGATCCACCGACATAGCCGATCTGCGCCGTCCCCGCGACGAGCGCCGGGAATGTCTTGACGTTGACCCACGCCCCGCTGGTGGTGTCCCCGCGTGCGCGGTCCCACGTTGCCCCATTGAACAGATAGCCGTAGGACACCGAGGGGGTGTTGGTCACCGTCGTAGCCTGCCCGTCGGTCCCGTTGGAGGTAGAACCCAAAATAGCCACGGAACCATAAATGCAGGTGTTGCCGTTGGTGTCGATCGTGATATTGGCGAGCCTGCCCACTGCGAACACCGCTGCTGGCGCACCACATGAACTGACAACCGTAGCAGTTTGTGCAACCGCGGGAAAACTGAGCAGCAGCGCCGCGAGAGCGAGAAGCGACCTACGCATTATCCAGCCCTCCGAGGCATCATGGATGGGTCTTGTATCCTATCCGAATGTATCGCGCCCGCCGGGTTCTGTCCACCGCGAGGGGCGGCGGGCGGCGCGCCGGGGCGCGGCGTGCCTGCGACCCCCGGTCCTGCGCCTCCGGGAACACCGGGGCTGCCCTGCTGCGCCTGCATCTGCGCTTGCGCCTTGCGCTGAGCCTGCTGCACATGCTCGAAGATGTGGGCCTGCACCTTTTTCTGGCTGCCCTCCATCTGCTGCAGAAGCAGCATATGCGCCTGAATGTGCTGCTGGTCGTCGTCCATCTCGTGCGTCGGCACCTCGAACCCCTGCGCCAGCAGCATGTTTTCCTGCTGCGCGGGCACTGGCATCTGGTCTTCGGGTTTCTTGAAGATCAGCGGAGCCAGCTCGGGGCCGAACGTGTTCATGACAAAATGCTCGATCACCGGCACGAGGTCGAGCTTGTAGGGAGCATACATCTGCGGCGGAATGCCCCGTATGACGTTGAGCCCGGCGATCTGCTGCTGGATGCGCTGCGCCGAGCGCGCCGCCTCGACCCCCGACCATTTGAACTGCCAGCGCCGGTGAAACTGCACCGGGGGGACGCGCTCCATGCCCGCCTTCACCCCGAGGTCGCCGTACTGCCGCACTGCCAGCTCGTCATCGCGAAACTGGTGATCCAGCTCGACGAACCTCTCGATCATCGGCGTGAAGATGCCCTCTTCGAGCACCGTCACCGCGTCGGCGGTCATCAGGATATCGACCTGCTGCTCCTGCGCGATCTCCGCCTGATTGAGCTTTTTCTTGCCTGCGGCCTGTGTGATCTGCGCCGGGTTGACGCCGAGCGTCTGGAATATCTGGGTGCGGCAGGAGCCGACGATCTCGAAGGCGTCCTTCCACAGCTCCGGGAATTTGGCGAACTGCGTATCGTTGGGGTTTGTTTCCCACACGGCCGCCAGAGACAGGACCATAGACCCAATGCGAGGGTTCTTCTCCGGATCGGTCATAACAATCGGCATGAGCGCGAACGATGCGCTGTCCATGCCCTGATTGACCGCATCGTTGGCGGCGTACTGGAACGTCTCGACCGGAGCGACCTTGGACTTGCCCTTGGCCGACCCCTTGATCTTGTCGAGGGGCACGGAGATCACCGGCACCTTGTCGGACCAGTAGGGATTGAGCTTGGCGGACAGCAGCGCATCCTCGCCGCCGAAATATACCCGGCACAGGCGCTTCTCGTCGTTGATAAGCAGCTTGATCCAGACTTCATAGACCAGCGCGAACTTGCCCCCGCCCTCGGACTTGATGCCCGCTGCGTCGACCATTTTCTTGTCGGTGTTCGGCGGGTCTTTCGGCCCCTGCTTCTGATCGAGCTTGCCGATGAGCGTCTTGCCGGCGTCCTCGTCGATCTCGGCGTCCTCGATCATCTGCTCGATCTTGGCTTCATCCCAACGACGGATGATGGCGCAGCCACCGCCGCGCGCGATCGCATCCTCGATATTGTCGGCGGTCGCGGGGAAAATCAGCAGGTCGGCGTCGGAGAGAACCTCGACACGCGGGTAGCCGTGCACGAGCGTCTCTTCCTCGATATCGTCTTCCTGCTCGTCGGGGTCCTCGACCCCCTCTTCCGTCTCGACGGGAACCTTGACCTTCCAAGCGACGTGGCGCTCGTTCTTGGTCCAGCTCACGTAAATCGAATACTGCCCCTCGATATCGCCTGAGCGGCAGAGCGCGGGAGCGATCTGCGTCCTGATCTTGCACTTGCGAACGTAGTGGTGGATCAGCGCCGCCATGCTCGCCGGCTGGTGCCCGTCTTCGGAAACGACCTCGACATAGCGCCCGGACTGCGGGAACATCTGGTTGACGAAGCGCGTGCGCCGCGCTTCGATCGCGTCGTGCACGATCGGCACGAACACCTTGGAATTGCCGCTGTAGAACTGCTGCGGCCCCAGCTCGCAGTTGAAAATGTCCCAATAATCGAGCGCCTTGTTCGCCCGATCGTTCTGGTCCTGATAGCCCTTCTCGACGTCCTTGTAGAGTTTCAGACAAGTGTCCTTGACGTCCTTGTCGTTGCAAAACTCTTCGTTGCGGTCGAGCGCCTGCTCGGCGGAGGATTTCTCTTCCGCCGGCTGGGGTTCTTTACGAAGGTCTTTGGACTTGCGGGCCATCTATCAGGCCGTAACCTCGGGGGCCGGTTCCTCGGAAACTTCCTCGGCCGGGGCCGCCGGCGCAGAGGCGTCGAACTCGGCCTGCGAAGCTCCCTCGATATCGCGCGCCGCGCGACGGCAGAGGCCCGCCGTATTGCCGAAGCCGAGCTGTTCGGCCTCGTCGGCGGTCTTGCGGAGGAAGTCGATCACGGCAGCGTATGCGCTCATGGGGAAAGAACTCCTGTCAGGGGAGGGTCGAAATGTACCGCTTGCCGGCGGCAGTGTAGCGATAATTGGGGGTGCTGTCATCCCCCCCGGCGACGCCGGCGCGCACGAGAGCCGCCAAGCTTTCCAGCCCTTCGCACAGCACCCGGTATGGCCCTTCCGCCGCAAAGTCGCTGATCTGCCCGTGCTTGTTCAGCTCGCGTGCGTAGCCCCCCGAGAGCGCCCGCAGCGTCCACGTCGCCTCCGACGACACCCGGAATGCCCGCATGCCGTGGCGCACCTGTGTCAGCAGCGATCGAATTTCCTCTCGCCCGACCGTCTCCGCGCCCCCGCGCGAAATCTCGATGGGCACTTTACGCGCCGCCGCCCTGAGCCCCACGGTGTCGTAGAGCTGGAAGTGCCTCGCCGGCGCAATCCCCCGGAACGTCCTGCGGGCGATCAGGCCCGCCGCCGCGACGATCCCCGGCAGGTCTTCGCCCGGACTGCCTTCCCGCAACCAGTCCGCCAGCACGTTGAACGTCCCGTTGGCGAACTGCACGAGGGCCGCCGCCGTGACATAGCCCGTGGCGTTGAGCGCCAGCCACAGCGGCTCACGCGGCGCGGCGGAGAGCCCCTCGACGATGTTGTCGGTGCCGAAGCTTTCATAGACCGGAGCCCCGGGGCGCATCTTGAGCGCGTAGGCCAGCGCGTTGGGCACGTCGATCCTGCCCGTCGGAAACCCGAGAAGCTGGGCCTTGAGTTCCTGATGCTCGCCGACGAACGTAATTTCCCCCGCCTTGAAAAACGGCTGCAGCGACCGGATGAAGTCGTGCTTGCCCCGGGGGGCCTTCATCGCCCGGATGGGCACGGGCTGCGCCCTCATGACCTGCGCCTGCCGGAGCGGCTGCAGGAGAAACTCGTTGAGGCCGTCTTCCTCGACCCCGAGCGCGACGGGGGTGTAGCGTGTGTCCGTCTTGAAAATGTCGTCGATGATCTCGTCAGGTTTCCACAGCCGGCCGTCGCTCTCCCACACGACAAGGCGGGAGCCAATCCACGACCATACTGCTTTGCCCGTATGTGCAGACGTCGCCTTCACTGTTCTTGCGGGGTCGTAGAATGCATACACAGGATGCCAAGTCCTGACGAGGGGCTCGGTCCTGAACATCTCCTGCGTGAACGTCCGGTCCTTGTCGCTGACCGCCTGACACATGTTTTCCCTGACCCATTCGGTGTGCATCCCCAGCCTTAGGTTAGCCGCCTCGTCGGCGTCTATGTCCTCGATGGTGAACCGCCCCGGCCACGAGCTTCTCCATTCCCCGGTTTCCGCATCGCGGAATTTCTTGGGGTAGGTGCGCGTAACCCAGCCGGGGTCGTTGCTAAGCTTGACTGCGAGGGCTTCAGCGTCGAGCGGCGTCGCGTTGACGCGGGCGCGATACCCCGGGTCGAGAGCCGGTAGCACCACAGCCATGAACCAGCGGAGGGTTTTTCTGCGAGCCTCCGGCGTAGCCACAGCCTCTTCGTCCTCCATGTCGTCGCCCACCAGAAGATCGGGGCGGCGATCCAGATGCTTGATGCCCCGGAGGGACTGCCCGCGACCGTGTGACTGCAAGCAAACCCCATTGGAAAGGACGATCTTCGTTTCCGTCCATGTAGGCCCCGGCCCGACGCCGAAGAGATCACCAATAAACGGATTAGTCTCGAACTCATGCTTGACCGCCCGGAGGCGCTCAACAGCACGGGTCTCACTCTCTCCCAAGAACAGGCCGTTGCCGAACTTCTCAAGGCACGCTGCGACGATCGCGGCTTCCTCCGAAATCGTGCTTTTCGCACCGCCACGAAAGGCCATGAACAGCAGTCTGGGGATGGAGCTGTGCCAGTCACGGATCATCTCGTCGTGAAAGGGCGGGGAGACGTCGGGGTGCCGGTGCTGAAACAGCGCACGGTGCGCCAACAGGGGGTTGCGCCCCAGCTTGAGAACCAGTTCGTCGCGGGAGGTCCCCGTCATTCATGCACGCCGTCGAGGAAGAAGCCCCCGGCTTCGGCCGGGGGCAGGTGACATGGCAACCCACAGAGCATGACAAGCGAGCTTGTTCAATGCCGCTATTGGCAGGTTGAAGCTAGACTTTAATCCGCTGGTTGTCAACCATCATGTTGTCGCGCCACCAGTCCAGCTCTTCGACGAGATATGACACCTCCCGCGTCCCGGTCAGAAACCATTTTGGACCTCGACGGTATAGCCTCCATCGGGCGAGCGTCGTCGGGCGCAAGCCAAGGTATTCGGCAGCGTGCCGCTCGATCATCCTCTTCGGCAGGTGCGGATAAGGCAGATGCTTGGCCATAAGAAATTATGCCATAGCTTTGAGGGAAATCAACATTGAGCTTGGCAATAAGGTTTTGGGAATATGGGCGCAAAAAATTATGGAAAATTGGAAAAAAATAATCCGAACAAGAAAAAAATAATTTATTTCATGGCGGGGATGGCAAGTTTTCTTGCCTTATTCGCCGGGTCCAATCTTATCGGCCAGATCACCGCGGCC